GTTTTTGTCTTCGGCGTACGGATCTGCACCAGAACCCTGCTCCCGAATGGCTGCACTCCGGCGTCTACTGCCGGGAAAGCCTCCGCTAGAGCGTTCTCATAGTTCATTGTTTCCATTCTTTTCTTCATCGATTAAGGTTAAGAGTACTTCAATCGCTGCTTCGTACCCCGCAACGACTCCGACCCGATACCCGTACTCAAAAGTATCGCGTTCCTGTGGCCGCTTCAAAGCCTCCAACGCAAACTTCTGCTGGTCGGCCTTGAGGTGGTTCAAGAGGTGTGTTTCGATGTTCATCCGTCAAGGATTAGGGTTGATGCCGGTGCCTGTGCTGACGGAAACTTTTTCTCCGGACTGAATCTCGGCCGCTGCGAGTAGCATGGCCGTTTCGTTGTCGGAGGCGTTCATCGATTCACGACTGCGGTTGCTGGCGGCAACGCGCTCGTTCTCCTGCATCTGGCGGAACTGCTCCAACTGAGCCTCGTACTCAAGCTTTGCCTGTTCAAACTGAAGCTTGGCTTGAGAGAGCTGTGCCTGTGCCTGCGCATTCGTCTGATCGCCCTGTGCCTTCTGCTGCATCTTAGCCTGCTCAAGCTGCAATTTAGCTTGGTCGCTCTGGGCTTTGAGCTGGAGAGCCTGACCCTGCATCTGCGCATTGAGCTGAGCCACCTGCATACTGCTGTCTGGCGGCATCTGCGGCTGTGGCTTGTACTTCTGCGCCTCCTGGTCAATCTGGGTGAGTTGCTGGCTGAACTGTCCTAACTGCTGTTCAATAATCTCCTGCACGCGCAAAATGAGCTTCACCTGCTCTTCCGCCTCTTCCTCAATCAATCCTTCGGTCTGCGCTTTGTCGACGGCAGTGTGCGCTTCCGACAGGTAGTACTGCAGCAAGTGGTCGCGAAGGTGAGTAGCCATCGGAAAAAGGAATGTCTTCACCATCACAGGGTTTTTCCCGAACACGGGTGAACTCAAAAACGCCATATGCGTCATAATGTGGGCCATGTGATCCTGCTTCGGCAGCACAAAAATCGGTTGCCCCATCGTTGCTGCGACGTTCTCGCTGGCGGGGTCGCGGTCCTCGTTTGTTGGCGAAGGCTGCAGGACGTCATCCTCCGGAACCTTCATCGCCCGCAGGAACATCTCCTCAACCTTGCGCGGGTCATACAACTGCGGCATCATTGCTGCCCGCTGAATTATGGCTTGAACCTGAGCAAAACGCTGCGTCTCACTGAAGATAGAGGGATCACTGACCGGTACGATGTCCATCGGCCCGTCGAAGTCGCTCGGCTCAATTTCGATGCCTGCTCCACGCGCCTTGATGTCCTCTTCAGTCATGTAGGCACTGTTGAGGCGGTGAACCACCTTGAAGCACTTGCTCATTGAGTTGTGCAGGCGGCTGTGGATGCTGCTGAACACGACCATGCCCTGCTCAATCAAAGCCATGGTGGTCCCGACAGGCTGGTTGGGGTTCTGGTCGCTGAGCTTCTCAAAGCTCGTCTGCACCACTCCCTTGCCCGCATCAACCAAGAATCCCAACAGCTGGAAGAGCGTTGCACTCGGTCCGGCAAACGGCAACGGCATAATCAACTTGCGTATATCGTCAACCAGCGCACCGCCGTCAATCTCGGCAATTTCAGTCGGCTGGACATTGATGGTCTGACCGCTGGCTCCGCCCTTGAGCTTGATGGCCGTTGGGACGTTCTGGATATGCGCCGAGTCCAAGAGGGCTCGCAATGCACCGGTAGCTGCACCACTGAGACTGCCGATCATATGAGTTAGGCCGATGGGGTAAGCTCCGCGCCACGGTATGAACGGGAACTCCACCAGCCAGTCGAGTGCTTCGCGTAAGTCGTCGTCAAGATCCCAGTTGCGGTACAGGGCAACAGGCAGCTCGGTGGTCTTGTCGATGCTGATGATGTACGGCTCAAGCCCGTCGCCGAAGTCGAGCATCGTGTAAATCTCGAAGATGGTGCGCAGGCCGTCCTCATTGTAACTGCTTTCCTGCCGCCCTTCGATTTTGTCGTTCGCTTGGCTGGACTTACTGAACTCTGGGTCTGGAGCGTAGCCTAGGTCGACGTCGATGTACATACCGCTCTTCACTCGGCGGCCGTACTCCATCTTCGTGATGTACTGGACGTGGGTCTTGCGCTCCGCAGTGTAGAAGTTCGTGGCGGCAAACGGCAGGTAGACGTCATCGATAGGCACAAACTCTGCCATCGGCCGGCGGCGGTTCTCGTCCCACATGAACTTCATGTACTGCCCGCCACCCAGAGGAAGCTGCGTGCTGAGCTGCTCAAGTTCGCTGCGGAACTCCGGCATCTGCTCGACCAACTGCCAGTTCATAAATTCTGCCTTGCGTTCCGCTTTCATGGTCTTCCTCTTGTCGCGCTCACCGTAGAGCTTCGTCTTGACTGGACCTGACGGAGGGAACGCCTCCTTCATGAACCGTGCGGAGAAGTCTACGCAAGCCTCAACCAGCATCGGATGCACGACCTTGTTTGCTCCGGTGAACTGCGCTCCACCCGGTGCGTCATCGCCGAGACCTGTACGGCGCAGACCCTCTTCGTACTGCTTGTCGCGCTTTTCACGCGCTTCCTTGTCCTTTTCAATCTTGTCGAGCAGGTCGGTGACGGCTTCCTTGAGCATTCCTTCGTCT